CTCGGACGACCAATTTGGGAGTTCGTTCAACTCTCGAGAAAGGTCCAACAGTATTGCCTTGCAGTGGGGGGGGGTATCCCCTCAGTCCACTACACAGGATTGTACTGGGGCGTCTGGTTCTTTAAGCTTCCTAGGGTCAATTTTGATCCTTCAGGTTTTCAGTTCCAGCGTCTTACTGGTATCACGTGCAACGTGGTAAACACGTGCAAATGTGGATAGCTGATTTCGTACGAACTCAGTTCCATGGTTACCAGCGGTAATGGTCAGCGACTCAGCCTCCTTAGGGAGGATGGCACCTACCATTTTACCGAGTGACTTCATAAGCTGCTGTATAGCAGTAATCTTGTCACATTCCTTATCAAGTTGGGGCTTCTCCGAATTAAACGTTCGGAACGAAGTGAAGGCCGTCCATATTCCGGCAATTGCTGCGGGGTGTGGGACCTTTTTGTTTCAACCTGGTATCGAGTACCCTTCTCGGGAAGCCATACGGTAGAGTGTCCCTTCTGGGTTCCAACAGTGCCACTCAGGTGGCCTGTCCCCAATCGAGATATCTCTTAACTCAACACTAGTTAGGAAATCAATTTTGAGATCCTTTCTTAAGTAAGTATGAGCTTCATCAAGCTTGGCAACCGCATCAATACTCTGTATCATACCGACACAGTTATTGATTGCATCAAGGCCTAATGGTGGGACCCTTAAGGGCCCCATCATTGAGGCGATTTCAGATAGATCCTTACCCATTATTGGGTAAGAAAGACTAATCTGGAGGTGCTCAAGATATGAGAGACCTTCCTTAGATACCTTCTGTAGAGAAGGTAACATTCTGAGGAGATCGATTCTTGGGTCTACCCCCCTCTTCTTCATTTCGATGAGGAGGATAGGGAAGTCTCTTCAGTTTTGAGAGGCATTCCTGATAACGTTCGGGGGGATTCGACTCACATCCATGCAGTTTACCGATGTCCGGGAACAGAATTCTGTTCAGAATTCCTCTCCTACTGGTATCTTACTTTTGGATTCTTGGATTTGAACCCCAAGGACACCATAGGCCTTCCGAACCGCTAATACTAAGGGTTCGTGAAAGATGACCAGATCATCGCCCACAATAGCATACGCTAGAGTGTGAATACTAGGTTTAAGCTCCGTAGGGAGCCTATCCATACAGTATTGTATGAGTGCATGATGCGCTAAGGAAGCAACAGCAAAGGATGATTTTGATCCCATCGGTTGTCCCACTGCGTATCTAACATTCTTCTTTAAGGACTCGACTCAATAGTCTCGATCCTTCAAGAGAATGGCCCAGTGCTGACCAAGATTCCTTCCGAATATACCCTCAACAACTATTTGTTGAAGGTCTATTGGAAAGCGGTCAGTTCAGGAAGAGAGGTCTAGAGACCAACTTGGTCCCTTGAACTCCCTTACCTTCTCGCTTCCGAGAGAATGATCTCGTAGGAAATCATTTTCGCGGAATCTGGTACGCAAAATTTCTCTTATTAACTCCTCTAAAGGAGCGAATAGGAGATTAGTTCAGTAATCCACCATAGCTATCAGGCGGTGTTTATTGAGTGCGTCTGGCACTAATGCAAGACGACCCATCCTCACCTCCTGTGTGTCCTCCACATGTATATCGTGGAGAGCTTTCACATAGCTGAAGAGATCTTTGTTTCCCGTATGGGTACAGAAGAGCTCGAAGGATTTTCCAAGTACTTTGTTCTGAAGTAGGCTCCTTGCCTCTTTAACAGAGGAGGCAAGGGTGACCTCGGCATTTGGCCCCTGTGTCATCCTCATACGAGGAGTGACATTGAGGGAAATAGGCTGTTCAACTGGTCTGAATTTGACTCTAGACTCCTTAATAAAGAGTCTGAAGTCCTTCAGCAATTCCTGATAAGCATCATTGGGACTCGTACGAGGCTCAATGATTGACTTAAGGTCTAGCTCAGGGATCTCTTTCGAGAGTCTTGCGAAAGCAAGAATGGTTATAAGGGCTTGGTAGCCCTTCTGCCATGATTCCCCACGAGCCAGGATGAACGAGAGTAGAGGCTGTAGAGCATCTAACTTCTCAGGCAGACGTCCGCCCTTCACCACTGCCACCCATGGCAGCGGGTCTGGGTTCCGATTTTCTGCTAGCAGTACTATGTATTGTACCTGCTCCTTCCATTTCTTGGACCCACCGGTAATTCCTTGGTGTTCGATGAGATGGTGATAGGTAGCAGAAGCCTGTTTAAGAGTTCTTTGGTAGAAATCGTTATCGATTCCTGCCATAGGATTTTCTAAAATGCTCAGTAGGACAAAACAAAACGTTCTTAGGAAAGTGGAATGCTCTAAAGAGGGGACCCACTTATTACCTGTAGGGCTTTTGTCCTTGGAAGGTATATTGGAACTTGTTTTAGCTAAAGGGGGTTTCGATCCCTTTGCCG